TTCGCCAACCTCGTCCTGCGTCAAGCGGGCCTGAGCCGCTGAGGGAGAGCTGACAATGAGTACTGCACTTCGATACCTCGACAATGCCACGATCATCACATTGCTCGTGGAGAATGCACAAACGGTTACCAAGAACCGCATCGTGCAGCTTTCAGCCAATGGCATTCGCCTCGCGACAGCGGGTTCTGACACGGCTATCGGCGTCGCTCGCGACACGGTCACGGGAGATGGAGCATTGCTTTGCGATGTCACTCTCTTCGGCCCTGTCGAAGCAATGATCGTGGGCACTGGCGGAGTCACCGCTGGCGTCAAGGTCGTCAACGTGTCTGACGGTGTCACTGATGCGCCTGCGCATGATGCTGATGGCACAACCAACGATGTCATCATGGGCGTTGCCCTCGAGACCGGCATCGCAACACAACTTGTCGGTGTCATGTTGGCACTGGGCGGAAACCGCGGGAGCGCATGACAATGGCTGACGAAATCATCCAGCTCGAGAAGACCGAGTACGACTACCTCAAGCGCCTCGACGAGGCAGCCAATGGCGGCGCGTTCGACATGGACGACGTCGTGGGCATGCAGAAGGCGGCTCGTGGCGGACCATCTCAGCGAGCCAAGAACTACGAGACCTTCATGGATGCCTACGACACCATGAAGAACAGCTCGAACCCCAAGGCTCAGCGAGCTTGGTCTGATGCCAACTCGCGAATCAAGGAGCTCCTGCCGGGAGATGTCCACACGGACGCTTCGCTTTCGAACGTCTCGATCCAGTATGCCAACGAGGCCTACATCGGTGAGTCGCTCATGCCTGTGGTGACGGTCACCAAGGAGAGCGACTTCTACTACGTGTACCCACGTGGCGAGCGTATGCAGTACCCGGACGACGCGTTCGGATCCCGCGGCAAGGCGCCAGAGATCACCGAGAGTCGCTCGACCGCGACGTACACCACTCGTCCGTACGGCTACAGCAACTTCCTTCCTCAGCGCACGCTGTCGAATCAAGATGCTCCGCTGGATGAGATGGTCGATCTCATGGAGAGCATCAACGAGGCCCTCGCGTATCGACGCGAGCTTCGCATCTCTGCCATCATGACGGACAACGCCAACTTCCCAGGCCAGACTGCAGCTATCGCTGCTGGCGACCGATGGGACACAGCTGGTGGTGGCAACCCCATCAAGGACCTGCAGGATGCTCGCAAGAACATCTGGCGTGGCAAAGGCCCCAGCGACGTGTGGCAGTACTCGTCCTTGGACGTGTTCAATGTGCTGTCGCGACATCAGGGCATCCTCGACCTCTTCAAGTACAACGGCAGTTCTCCTGGCCTCGCGACCCCGAGCATGATGTCGCGGTTCTTCGGAGTGAAGGGCTACCTGATCGGCGAGAGCCGTCAGAACACCGCCAAAGAGGGCCTCGCCGATGTGTACTCGCGCATGTGGGGAGATGTCCTCGGCATGGTGCGGGTGGCTCGTCGTCCGACCAAGCGCAATGCGAGCTTCGGCTACACGTTCCGCCACGGTCAAGCGCTCACGAGCGTGAAGTTCGAGGCTCAAGATGGGCACGGCGGCGGCTACACCGGGCAGGTGTCCGTGGCCGAGTCGCACAACATCGTGGCTTCGCCCACGGGTTACCTCCTGACCACGCCCATCGGTTGATGAGCAACAACAAGCGCCGCTCCAAGACGTCCGTCCACACCTCGAGCACCAAGAGCTCGAGCGGTGGTCGGTACGTCAGGTGGCGCAACAACGGTCCCTCGTCGCTCAACGATGTCACTTTCGTTGACGACGAAGGGGCTGAGACCGTTGTTCGTGAGTGGACGCCTATGAAGACGGTTTCCCTTCATGAACAGTTCACTGATCAGGCTTCCGAAATCGGACAGCTCGAGCACATCGGGTACGCGCAGCCGTAATGGGACGCTACATCAGCCAGACGGATGTCGAGAACAGGATTTCCGCCGAGGTATCTGTTGAGCTGATGGATGACAACGTCGATGGCGAGGTAGACAAGCTCGTTATCGCTCGGTACATCTCCGACGCTGAGAGCATGGTTGAGTCATACTTCCGTAAGGTCTACAGCCTCACCACGATCCGTGCGATTGCTGACGCCGACAAACTCAACAGCACCACGAACCTACCAAACGAGATCAAGAGGCTCTGTCTCGATATCTGTGTTGGTAAGTTGTTCGACAGATTCCCTGAATACACACGAGCCAAGGGGCGAGTAATGGTTCAGGACGCTCGCGAAGAGCTACGAGAGTTCGCCCGTGGTCTTCGAAGACTCGATGACATCGACGCGATCGAGAATACCGCTCAGGTCACGGTGCAGGCGCGCAGTGGAGACACTGCCAACCCGACCCCGGCCGAACCGTTCTTTCTACGTCCTACGGACATGGGTGACTTCTGATGGCTACAAAAGGTGTACAGCGGCTGCACGGCCCTCCAGATGATTACCGAGATGCGTCCAACGTGACGCCAGACGACGCAACGGACTTGCTAGATGGCCCCTGCAGCGCCCTGATCGCTCAGGTCGCCGGCAACGTGTCCGTCGACTTCGTTGGAGGGACTACCGCGGTAGTTCTTGGCATTGCAGCTGGCATCCCTCTCAAGGTTCACGCTATTCGAGTACGCTCAGCCAGCACTACCGCGACGGGGATCGTCGCTCTCTACACCTGATGGCACCTCGAGGAGTACAACGTCTAAACGGAGCTCCGAATGGCTACCGTGATGGCTCGGCGGTAACGCCCAACGACGCTGCTGTGCTGCCTGACGGACCTTGCACGGCGCTAATTGCACAGGTCGCCGGGAATGCGGCGGTGACACCAGCTGGTGGTACTCCGGCCACATACGCGGCGAGCACGGGTGACGTCGTCTTCGCAGTACAAGCTGGCGACGACACGATCACGCGCGACGCTGGCGATTGGCTCGCAGACGGGTTCAGGGACGGGTCCATTGTTGAGTTTACCGATACGGTGAGCAACAACGATGTCTACATCATCGGCACGGTCACCGCGTTGATTATTACACTCGCCCCTGGTGAGGTGGTTGTCGGAGAAACCATTGCCGCAGCAACCATGAACGCCACAGGACACCCAGTGATTGGACTCAATGCTGGCGAAGCCGTTCGGCTCCACACGCTCAAGGTTTGGGCCACTGGAACAACTGCGACAGGGATCGTCGCCCTGTATAGCTGATGCCCACTACTGACGGGCTCGTCGGCGGGACCCAGATCCCAGTACCAGCAGGAGAAGAGAAGGAGAAGCTCACAGACCCACTGGTCGAAGCTCTCCTCTCGCTCTCTGCTTTCTACATCAAAGACTCACTGGACGCGAAACTACAGAATCTCACGGGCACGTCATCTGATGCTTGCCCCAACGATTCAAAGCACCGTCATACCTTCGATCCTCTTGAGCCTAGGGGTGTTGAGGTAAAGCTCCTTCTGCCATCACTGTTCGTGTTCTGGAACACGGTGTCGACATGGCAAGAGCAAACACAGTTCTACGCGATACGCACACGCTTCATCGAGATGATGTACGTGTTCAACGAGCTCCCCAGCTACTCAGAGATGGAGCGTCGCTCAGGTCTGTTCAACGCTGTTGACACTGCGATGTTCAAGATGGGCGTGCATCAGGTACGCCGAGACTTCGCCATCGACTCAAGCCCGCTAGGGACGTGGATCAACACAAGCCTTACTCCAGGTAGCCCCAACTTCGTCAGTTGGGAGTGGATGGGTGGGTACCCTGGTCGCTTTGGTATCGACGAAGGGCCTCGAGCCGAGCGTCGCTTCGCCAAGAAGAGTGGCCGCGACTTCCCTGCTCTCAAGGGCCGCTGGAAAGCGGAAGAGCGCGTTGCCCTGCAAACACTTTTGGATCCTGAAGACCTCACCATGGACATCCCATTCGACATCTACGCCAACGACGGTGAGGGTTGTGAGACCGTCCTCGTTCGAGAGGGGCTTCTAACGAAGCCAGATGGGACAGGTGAGCTCTAATGGCCTTGCCACCTAGGGCAGCCACGGTGAAGACGACGGCCGCTAAGATGGCCACTCAGAAGGGTAATACGTCCCCTGAATACAACATGCCGCTTGATAAGGGCGGTGCCATCTTCGAGTGGATCCCTAGCGGCACAGATGCCGTTGACTCTGAGACAGTGTTCGGGAACCAGGGCGGCGTGCCTGGAACATGGCGCCGCGTCCGTGAGGACACCAAGGGCGCCAACCTCGCTGATGCCAATGCGACCATTCAGGTTGGTGGCAAAGCGTGGAGGGTTCTTCCTGTCTCTACCCTTACTGACAATCGTGTTTTGACACTCGGCACAACCAACGCACGCGCTGGGGACCAGTTAACCATCACGCGCCTCGACGTTGAGGCATTCACGTATCAAATCGACAACGGCGGCGCTGGCGTCGGCACTCTCGTTACTTTCGCAGTGAGCGTTCGCTCATTCGCAGACCTTCAATTCGACGGTACCAACTGGCTCCTCAAGCGAGCCTCCCAGATGCCGTAAGGAGACTCGATGAAGAAGTTTTTGGTCTTGATGGGCCACAAGGGCCTCCTGTGCGGAGACCCGCGGAACCCAACCAGGTATCTGGCGCAGCGCAAGCTGAGCTGGGCAGACGGCGAGATGCCCAAGCAGATGCATGAGCGCTACGAGCCGATCGTGCGGGCATACCCGTACCATCGTGAGCTCTTGCGCCTCGACGCCAAGAACAACCTGACGAGCTTCGGGATGGTTGAAGCTGATAGCGCTGAAGAGGCTATCGCCAAGTTGCCTGAGGCCAAGAGGGCCTTCGACCTGTTGGCCGTCGCGTCCAAGGCAAAGGCTGATGCTGCTGCCAAAGCAAAAACTGTGGTCGAGCCTGCGCCAGCCGCGCCGTCTGTCCCACTCCCCAAGCCACCCGCTCCTCCCAGTAGGGGCAGTAGCAAGAAGACCTCAAGCGAGGGTGACGACCGATGACTCTACCTGGAATCGATCCACTGGATCCAACGCCGCGCACGGCTCGAAACCTGATCTTCGGGGCTAGTCCTGGTGGCTCAGGCACTGCTCGAGACGTGTTGCTGTACGGCAACAAAACTGCTGCAGGCACGGCCACGGTAGACGTGATCGGAGACGTCATCGCAAGTGATGCTGATGCGAGTAACCGGTTCGGCCCGCGCAGCGAGCTCTACCGCATGTATCGCTCCTACGTGGCCATCGACAAGTCGGCCAGCATCTATGCCGTCGCGATTCCTGAATCAGCAGGGACTGCAGCAAGTTGCATCCTGCGAGTGAATGGAACCTCGGACGCGACCACAGAGGGCACTGTCACGATCCTGGGTGAGAACATCACCTTCACAATGGTCAGTGGAGACACGGACCAGGAGACGGCCGAGTCTATCCGTGACGCCATCAACAACTACGACGAAGGTCGTCTGCCCCTGTCTGCTGCGTCAGCACAGAACGGCAGCGATTGGGATGTCACGCTTACCGCGGCCAACAAGGGGCCTCGGGGTGACTTCGTCATCGGGAATACGGCCAAGCGTGGTGTTCGCATCAGTCTCAAAACGAGCACTGGGACGAACGCTCAGACCATCGTCAAGAAGACCTTCATCGCTGGTGCTACCGGTGATGATGCGACGAATGCGATTCTGGCGGCCAGCCAGGACGAGAAGTACTACCACATCGCACCGTTCCACACGGACAACGGCGCTGGTGCATCCGCAACGTACGCGGACGCAGCTGGCACCAGCATCATCTTCGCGGATGTCGACCCGGACACGATCACTCGTGATAGCTCGAGTTGGATTACCGACGGCTACGTCGCTGGTATGTCGATCTCCATCAACAACTCGGTGAGCAACGATGGTGTCTACCTCATCAACTCGGTGAGCGCGCTTGTCATCACTCTCGATCCGAACGAGAAGCTGACTGCTGAAACGCTGGCAGCTGCCACGCTTACCTCGACAGGTAAGTTCGGGCTCGGGGCTACCACTGCGGTCTCCCCGTCTGACAATCAGATGGGAGAGCTCGTCGACATGATCAAAACGCAGGCAATGCCTGTGAACGGGAAGTCGCAGATTGCGATCTTCGGTCAGGTAGGCACCAACTCGCAGGCAATTGCCGTCCCCACGGACAGCGACGTCAACAGCGTTCGAGGGTTCTACTACTGGGAAGAGAACAGTGATTGGACACCTGGGATGCTTGCCGCATATCACGGCGCTATTCACCGTTCTGGTCAGATCGCTCATCCGAGCAAGAACCTCGCAGGATACACGTCGACAGACAACACGTCGTACGCTGTTCCAGCCCCGTTCGACGTCAACGACCGGCCTACCGATACCGAGATCAAGGTGGCGCTCAACAATGGTGTGAGCCCCATCAAGACAAGCGCCAATGGGCGCACGTCCTTGGTCCGACAGGTCACCTCCCGAAGCGAGAGTCCTACTGGAGACAAGGACTACCGCGCTCGATCCGCACATATCACTTCGGCGGTCGACTTTTTTTGGAGCGTCGTCGAAACTCGCTGGGAAGCTCAGAAGCAGGAATTCGTGGCAGGTGATCCTGCTGAGGGCGAGCTCCCCACGCTCAACACCACCATCCCACGCTCCGTGGCTGCCATGGTGAAGAAGGTCATCGACGACCTGTCTGGTAGCAAACCGCTGGGCATCTACAACGGGCCAATCCTCGCTCCGGACATGAGGCAGAAGATGAAGGACAGCGTGATCGCAACGAAGATCCCAGCGGGCATCAATGTCTCGTCTGAGGTTATCGCCGTCCAGCATCTCTACAAATTCGAGGGCGAGTTCCTCGAGACGGGGGAGGCATACTAAAATGGCCCTCTACAGCCAAATCTTCCTCTACTTCAACGGGCAGTTGCTCGCGGAGAACACCACGGTCGAGACAGCGCTCGAGGCCGACATCCAGGACGTTTTCACGATCGTTCGCAACTGGGCAGGTATCACGCCGGCCCCTATCGTGCGCACGGTCACGGCGACGAACGTCGTCCCCTTGCCAGGCGTCGAGCTCGACTACGAGCAGAAGATGCTGGACTTCGAAGAGGTCGAGCAGCAACTGCAAGAGGGCGGCTCTGGTAAGACCTGTGTCACCGACGGCTACATCGTGAACGTGCCGCGTAGCGCTGGCGTGGGGCAGACAACCACAATCAACTACACTTTCCGAGGAACGCCATCCAAGTTCGAATGACGTGGTAAAGTCGGTGCGTTGAGCACCAACAACGACACCGACTTCTCCAAGCCGCCAGTTGGCTACCCGAAAGAGAAGCTCTTCAGAAAGCTTCTAGAGCTACCGCGGCCCACCTGGCCTCTCAAGTTCCGGGTAGAGGGCGTGCCTCATATTCGACTGCACGTCAGGGCGATCAAGAGCATCCAAGCGGCAGACGTCAACGATGGGTTGCTCGAGATAGAACATCGGGAGGTGCGTCAGTACGAAGGCGCAGCTCGAGTCATCTCACTCTGCGTCTACACAGACAAGGGACGTGCCTTCACTTCCCCTGACCAGGCGCTGAGGCTTAGCGAAAGCGAACTCGACCAGCTTGGCTCGGAGATCACTGTAGCATTACAGCACTGTTCTCCGACCTTCAGACGTAGCGATGCTCAGTCATGGGAGCTTGCTCTCAAAGAAGGAGCTCAGCACATGTCAAACTTCTACGAGTCGATGAGCATGTACCGCTCGTGTGACCGCGCTGGCATGGATGCAAACCTGGTGGAACGGCCAGAGCGGTACTTCGGCGTACCCATGTGCGAATTGACGGATGGTCACTTGATGGTATTCTCGGCGGCGATTGCCACCATCAAGGACGGCATCAGGAGTGTTGATGGCTGAACCAGAGGTTACAGAAATAAGCGAACTAGCCCTTGCCATTGAGCAGCGTGAGCGAAAGCTCTACCCGTTCGATGTCGAGGGCTTTTTTGGTTTGGGGGCAGGAAAAATCCCCAAGCTTCGCATCCGGACGCTCGTGAAGTTTGAGGAGAACGCTGCAGTTGTCGCAGCTCATGCTCGAGCTAAGAACCTGAGCCGAGACGACAGTGACACCAGGAACGACTCAGACCTGCTGGATGACTTGAAACTCAAGGAAGCCATCCAGCGCGCCTGCTTCGTGGAACGAGACACGAAGGGCGGCACCCCTGTCCAGGCCTTCCCTGGCGGGGAGTGGATGGAGAAGAACTTCAGCAGAGACCAGATAGCTGTGATCTGGAACCTGATGGAGGAGGTCAAGAAGGCCGAGAGCCCTATGCTCTACGAGGTCGACAAGCAGCAGATCATCTCCTTCGCGGAGGGCTGCGCCAAGACGGCCGACACGGACATTCCAGAGGCGCTGCTAGCTGGAGCAAGTCGAGCCTATCTATCAACCGCCTTCGTGATCTTGGCGTGTGACTGGTGGAAGATGAAGCAACAGCAGGAAGTGATCGACCATGTCATTCAAAGTGAGCCAGAGCGACAACGTGATGACGGAAGCGTCGACAGCGATAGCGAAGCTGAAGAGGGTTCCGCAGATCCTCCAGAGCCGAGCTGAGGGCGGCATTCGTCAGGTCATCGGCACCAAGCGGTACACGGACAGAAGTGGCCCTGCTGGCATCACGGCCCACTCGGGGGTTGAGGTTGAGGCGATGGGGAACGTCACAATCGTGGCCGCTGTGATGAACGCCCCTTACGCCTCCATCCTCGAGGGTGGAGGGTGGCATGACTTCAACAACATCATGGAAGCAGTAGGCGTAGCACTCGAAGCTGAGCTCGAGTCTCTAGTGTAATGGGAGAAGTTCGATACACCTTCACCGCTTCTGGGCATGAGTCCGTCGTCGCTGCCTTTGGCAGCATCCGCGACGCTGCGGAAAGAACAGCTAGGTCGGTTGCCGCAGCCTCGAGCAAATCTGCTGCAGCTCAGACGGCCGCTGCGCGCAAGGCGGCAGCCACTACGGTTTCGACTACGCGTAAACAGGGGGCTGTCGCTGGCGCTGATGTGAGCAAGAGGATTGCAGCGATCAATCGCGTTGCCGCAGCAGAGAACCGCGCCCTTGCCAAGTCGCTCAGGTCATTCTCTCGAGCTGAAAAAGCCAAGACGGACATTGTAAAGCGCGAGGGGGCTCGACGACTCGCTCAGGAGCAGGCGAACAACGAGCGCTCTAAAAGCTCCGCCGCTGGTGGCGCTAAGAAACGCGGTGGCAAGTTCATTAGCAGGGTAGGACGCTCTGTCGCGTCATTTGCGGCAGTATCAGCTGGGTTGGCCGTGTTTGGAGGCGGGGCGCGGGCCATTCGTGAGTCTACTGAGCTAAGTGACCTGTCTAGGGATATTGCTCGGCGTGGGCGAACTCCTGGCAAAGGCCGCCTTGACTCTCGGGAACTTTCAAGAGGATTTCGCCAAACGGGGATCGAGACTGGCGCAAAGGGGATTGATGTTGCCAGAGGGGTCGCCGCCTTTGTTGAAAGGACTGGCGATGTTGACGCCGCCTTGGCTAGTTCAAAAGGTCTTTCTGAGATTGCCGTTGCTACTGGTTCTGACCCTGAAGATATCGCCAAAGCAGCTGGAGCCCTATTCAAAAACATGAACATCGATGTGAAGGATCTGGCCAAAACCATGGCTATCTTCACTCTTCAGGGAAAAGCTGGAGCCTTCGAGCTTAAGGACATGGCCAAGGGGATTAATGCGTTCTCTGCCGGAGCCAGAATCTTAGGCGTAAAGGGGAACGTCGACCAAGCAGCCATTTTTGGTGCGCTGGCTCAGAATGCAATAACAGCAGCCAAGAGCGCGCCTCAGGCTGCTACCGCGCTAGAGGCAACGTTCGGCATTCTTTCAAAGAAAAGAAAACCCATTAAGGACAGGTACGGGATTGATGTTAGGGAGGTTGCCAAGCAGGACTTGGCCGCAGTACTACCCACGTTGTTCCACAAGATAAAGGGGGACGAAGATGCGTTCGAGAACATCTTCGACAAGCGCTCTAAGACAGGCGCTATTGACCTGTTCCTCAAGTTCAAGCAACTAGAGAAGGAACTTGGCTCTACTGAAGCGGCAATGAAGGAGCAAACCAAGCAGATCAGAGAGCAGGCCAGCGCGAAAAATGCACTAGCGCTTGTCCAGGAGGACCTTGCGTCGGCGCAGCAAGACACCGGCAATCGCCTCACAAACGTCTGGGAGCGTGTGCTTCAGTCTTTTGAGACCGGTGAAGGCGCCAAGGCTGTGGAGTCGCTAGTTGGTGAACTACCGAAGCTCCTTCCAGCGATTGCTCCAATGGTCAGCGCGTTCGTGGCAGCGGCTAAAGGCGTTGGTATCTTCATATCGGCACTAAAATCGATCCCTGGCGTGAAAAAGTTCTTCAAGGAGACCGGCGATCAGAAGGTCTCGAGGCTTACGAGTGAACTCGCCACCGCCGACTTTGAGGCGTCTGTACTTTCTGACCAGGCCGTCAAAGAAGCCAAGTCTGGAAATGTCAAAAGCAAGTACGGAAGCATCAGCCTTACTACTGGTGACGCCCTAACAAGGGTCAACAGGGAGAGGCAGGCCGCTGCTGACGCACTTAAAGCGGCCAAGGCTGAGGCTGCTGCTCCAGCTGGCCCTAAGATTGATCCCACCACTGGACGTCAAGTTGCGTCCGAAGAGTTTGTGGACGACGCCACCTTGACGGCTCAGGGGATATTCGGAGCTGTCGGAGGCGCTATTGGAGGTAAGCCGGGGCTTGCTGCTGGTGTTGGCATTGGGACCATCTTGGGCAGGCCGTTAGCTCTTGCGTCACAAGACCAAGCAAATGATGCCATCGATAAGCAGAACAGTATTCGTCAACTAACTGGCCAGTCCCCGCTTGGATCTGATGCCCCGACGATCTCCGGCAACTTTAATGACGCAAGCTCAATAGCTGCAAGCTTTGACGCGGCAGCCTCGGATATACAAGGGCCAGTGGCCGGCATGCTCCAAGCACTGGGAAATGTTGTCACAGCTGGCGACGGCCTAGCCAACGCAATATCCGGAGCGGCTAGCAAGGTCAACAAGGCACCTACGGTCAACCCAACCCAGTAATGCAGGAAGTCGGCACACCACCCAACATCATCACCGGGCTACCAACGCTCGAGTGGCGTGAGATCTTCGACATCCCTCCGTACGAGATGGCGAACTTCAGTGGTGGTTGGCAACTGTCAGAATCCGACTTTCCTTACGTTGATGGTGTGGCTCACGACAACATGGGCGCGCTGCCTATCGGGATGCCGTTCAGGCTGATGTTCGTGAATACGCTTCAGAAGGACGCCTTCCCGAAGATCTTCACAGAGTGGGCGAAGTCCATCATCCAAGACCCATCTCCAGGCCGCCTGCAGCACCCAGTGCTCGGTGTGCGAGACGCCTACGTGCAGAGTTGGGAGGTTGAGGTTAACGCCAAGATGACCGGTGGTGTCATCATGAACGTTACCTGGGTCGACACGGTTCTCAACACTGATGACCTGAAGACTTTCGATGGTGTGAGGGTGAGCGCCAAAGGGCTGTCGAAGAAGATCGACGACGACCTAGCGATCAAGGGCTTTGATTACCCGACGGGTCTTCGCACCACCAACCTCTTCGAGCTCATTGCGCAGATCGACTCCCTGGCTTTCCAGTTCAAGACCCGCGTGCAGGGCCTAGTGAACCAAGCGCTTGGAATCATCCAGTCGATTATCGAGAAGGTAGAGCGTGCCAAGGACAACGCCAACTGGGCCCTGAGCTTCAACCTCAAGACCCTGCACAGCGCAATCAAGGCGGTGGCTAAGCCTGTAGCTCGAGCCCCGCTGCGACGTACTGGAATCACCTTCACAGACAGTTTCACGACGCTCAACGAGATAGCCAGCAAAGTGGGCAACACGATCGGTGAAGTCATCGGGCTCAACCCAGAACTTTTGAGCCAACCAGCCGTGCCTCCGAAAACGCCAGTGGTGTACTTCACCGAATGACAGAATCGAAGCGTGGCCGCGTAACCATCCAAGACAGCAATGGAGACGTGTTCGACAACTGGTCGACGTTCTCCATGACGGAGACATACGACGACCCGTTGGGCTCTTACGAATTCACGATTCGCCCATTGCGTAAGGACGTTCGAGAGGTTCAAGCGAGGTTTCAGAAGGGTGAGTTGGTCTCGATTAAGATCGACGACAACCCCAGAGCTACTCCTAGCATCATCACCGTAAAGACCTCGCTCTCCAAAGGCGGCGGTGTGGAGATGACGGTGTCATGCAAAACTGTTCTGCATGTGGCAACCCAAGCAAGCGCTGATCCTGAAGCTTTCGACAAGGCACCAGCTGACGTTCCAGTAGACGAGATCGTCATCAGAACCCTATCGCCGTTCGGGTTTACGCACATTGGAACCGACTTCAAACGCCACACGGAAGTGGTTCTTGGGAAAGCCGTAGCGGGGGACAGCGCAACAGTTAGTCTTCTCGACCTGAAGGCCAAAGAACTGAAGGTGAACGAGAACGAGGGGGCCTACCAGTACTGCTCCAGGATCTTTAGCCGACTTGGGTATGCCCTCCGTGTCGACGAGAGTGGCATCTTGATTCTTGGATCACCTAACTACTTTCAGGAGCCATCTTACTCACTGGTGGAAGACTATGTCGGCACTAGAGTGGGAGCCAGAGCCGGAGATAAGGCGCTGTCCCTTGAGCTCAGCGAGACCAACGACCAACAGTTCTCCAAGGTCGTCGTTCGAGGCAAGTCTGAAGAGAAGCGCAAGAAAAAAGCCACGACCAAGCCTCAGGCCGCAACCAGGCTCAGTCGACTAACTGGCAGATTCGCGAACGCAGAGATGGCTGAGGCTGCTCAGGGCACGTACGACATATATTCAGCCAAGCAGCCTTTTGGAGAAGCCGTAGAGGAACTGATCGACCCTAGGCAACCGTACTACACCTCAACCATTCAGCCATTTAAGCCGAAGTATATCAACGATCGCTACTCGAGGGACAACGACAAGTGCAACGGGTTCTGCATCCTTGTGCACGCGAAGCCTTCTGTGAATGCATTCGTTGTTACAGCCACCGTCGATGGTATCGTGTCCCACAGCACTGGTGCAATCTGGGCGATCGACACCATCTGCTCGGTGTTCAGCGACACACTTCTCATCGAGGATGACATGTGGGTTTACGAGGTGAGCATGAAGGTGGCAAAAAAAGGCGGCGCCAGAACAACGCTCAAGCTTTTGCCGGTTGGGTCTCTCGTGATAGGTGACGTCCCAGGATGATCTTCACAGACTTTCTGTCGTTCCGAGCTCGGTGGGCAAAGCTTGCTGTCCCACCTGTTGCCGTACAGGTAGACTTCCTCGCCCCCAACAAGATCACGCGGCTCACTGACGAGTGGAACGTGGGCAGCAACCCCTTCTATCCCGTGCTCGAGCCTGGCATGAAACTGGTGATGGTTGGCAGCGCCTCCGGAAACGATGTCTTCACGATCGGAAGCTTCTCTACCGACTTCCTGATGCTTACAGAGGAGTCAACCGTTGTGACCGAAGCTGGCGTCACGCTGACGACTATCGAGGGGAAGTTTTTCGACAAGGACGGTCACGAGACGTGGCCCGTTGAGTATGTGCGTGTGGGTGACACAGCAGTGGCCTTCGATAGCAGTTTGGCAGTTGAGTACACATTGCCAGAATTGGCAGCCTTAGGGCCGTTCAAAAACAACCCCTTCAACGGAAGTTCGGTACGGTTTAGCGCTACAGCTGGTGTTGTGGCTGACTCGGTGTTCGGTGTTGATGAGTACGACTGGTACCTGTCCCAAAGAACAGATGACCCAACTAAGCAGTACCTAGCCATGTCTCAGGAGCCTAGTGACAGCTCCTCGTATAGTGGGACAGTCCAAATTGTCCCCACGACCCTTGCTACCACCAAGTTTGGGTTCACCACTGCCCCTGGTGACCCGATCGATCCTAGTACCACACGCATTCTCTTCCGGAGTGTGGACCTGTACGTCAGACGCATCTCTGACCAGGCAATCCAGAGACTCAACCTACTGAACACGTACCTCGGTCTCTGATGCCCAACTTCGATACATCTGACATCCTAAACCTGACCACCGAAGATGGCGAGGTGCGTGTCGATCTTGGTGATATCAGGACGGGTAAAGGGATCTCAGCAGAGTCTGTCACATGGGGGTCAGATGGATTCATCTCCGTACCAAACGAGCCAGACAACTCCACCAAGGAGTGCGCTCGAGCTCTCTACTTCGACGACGGGTATGAGAGGATCGTCATTGGGACATACGACGCCAGGTACGCAGAGCAGGTGGGATCTTTAGAGAGCGGCGACCGCATGATCGTCAGCAAGGGAGAGCAGCGACTCCTGGCCAAACAGTCCAATGAGTCCATCACGATGTACTCGAAGAACCAAGTCACCGGGAGCAGCATGATGGTCAGCGTGCACGGTGAGGATGGCGCGATCCTGATTGTGAACGGCAAGTCCTCCATCCAGATCCTAGACGACAAGATCGTTTTCAACGTGGCGAACAAGTCGTGGATCGAGATCAAAGAAGAGGGTGTTGTCGTAGGTGGTGGCTCGTGCACCTTGGCGTGCCCAAAGGGTCAAATCGGAGCCCCAGCCCCTGGCGTCATCCTGCCTCCTGGGGCTTTCTCAATCCTCTACGGGGTCACTGGCATGGCTGGCGTTGGCAGCTTGAACTGGACCGTTAACGCGTGACCCTTTGCGCATTCCCTGCACTTCCACCGTTTGCGTTCCCGTCGATTCCATCGCTCCCCATACCCCCCATCCCACCGTTTCCGTTTTCGATCCCAGACATCGGCATTCCACTCGAGCTACCATCCCTCCCAGCGTTTGCTCTGCCGCCACTGCCTCCTCTTCCCCCACTCCCGCCATTACCCTTCTCAATCCCGAACATTGGGATCTTGTTCTCTTTGCCAACTCTCCCACCGTTCGGTTTCACGATCCCAGCCTTCGCGCTCCCCCCCATCCCGCCCATCCCGTTCTTCCCCCCACCCTGTCCCCTTGACTAGCCATGCCCCTCGACTCCACAGCAGTCACAATCGCTGACGACGGTACTGAGACGCTCCCATCCGACTCGATGGCTTCAGCTATCTACAGTGGCATCAAGGCTAGCGTGGAAGCGG